GCCGCCCTGTCGGCGGTGATCGTCTTCGGCGGCATGGACCGCTTGCCCCAATGAAGCGGCTTATTTTTGTGAAGGGCTGGAAGATGTACCAGCCCGGTGAGAGCGCAGGTTTCGATGACGCCACGGCGCAGCGCCTGATCGCCAGTGGTGTCGCCGCTGATGCTGAGGCAATCGAACGTCAGCGTGCCGAAGCCGAAGCGAAGGCCGAGGCTGATGCCGCGCAGGCCAAAGCTGATGCAGAAGCGAAGGCACAGGCTGATGCCGATGCGGCGGCTGCCAAGGCCGACGCCGATGCGGCGCAGGCCAAGGCTGATACGGGCAAGAAGTCCTGACCATGCGGCTTACGCGAACTGTCGGTCCTGCCGCGCCGCCGATCACCGTGGAAGAGGCGAAGCCGCATTCTCGCATGGACTTTGGCCACGAGGATGATCTGTTCGCGGCATGGATCGACACGGCGGTCGATCTTCTGGATGGCCCGACCGGCATGCTTGGCCGGGCCATCGTTCGGCAGGAATGGCTGCTGGAGCTTACTGCATGGCCGGGTGCCATCGTGTTGCCTGTCGAGCCTGTTCTTTCAGTTGCTGTTGCATATCTGGATCAGGACGGAGCTGAACAGGATGTCGATGTCGGCATGACATGGTTGCAGCGCGCGCCAGGAATGGCCGCTGAGCTGCATTTTGCCAGCGGCTTCACCCAGCCCGCGCTGAGTGCATCTGATCCATTCCCGGTGCGGATCACGATGGTTTGTGGTTTCGGGGATGCAGCGGACGTGCCGCCGGCAATCAAGATGGCCATCAAGATGATGGTCGAGCATTGGCATGAGCATCGCGGCGTGGTGGTGACGGGCGCTATCATCGCTGAAATCCCGATGTCCGCGCAGGCGTTGCTGGGCCGCTGGCGCAGGGTGCTGTGACCCATATGATGTACGGGGGTTTATTGTGACTGTCACAGGCCGGCTTTCCGACAGAGTTGCCTTCGATGAACCAACCGGGGTCACCACCGCGACAGGTGGTCAGATCACTTCCTGGGCCGAACGGATCAGCGGTATCTGGGCAGGGTTCAGATATCTGCGCGGTGGGGAGGTGGTTCTCGCCGCGCGTCTGTCCGGCAAACAGCCGGCAGTGGTAACGGTGCGCTTGGCACCTGAAACGCTTGCGATCAAGCCGCATTGGCGTCTGCGCAATCTTCGCGACGGGCTGGCCTATGAAATCAAGGCCATCGTCCCGACCGCAGACCGTGCATTTCTGGAGATCACCTGTGAGGCAACGAAATGAGCGTTTCAGAGGGGTTACAAGCTGTTCTGCGAGACCGCCTTGTTTCCGACACCGCTGTCAGCAGCTTTGTCGGAGAGCGTGTTCTGGACGAGCCGAAAGCGCCGGTGACATTTCCTTATATCACATTCGGGCCCAGCGATGTGACCCCGGATGATGCGGATTGCATCGCGGCCCGGATCGAGACCCAGCAGATCGATGTCTGGTCGAATGCAGATGACGGTAAGGCCGAAGCCAAGCGCGTCTGCGATGCGGTTCGCAAGGCGCTGCATGGGTTCTCGGCCGAGATGATCGATGGGGCTTTGGTCGAGTCTTATGTGACGCTGGTTCGGGTCATGGGTGACCCGGAGGAAGGTATCAGCCATGGCGTGCTGACCGTCGAATGCACGGTTGAGGAATAGGTGGTCGCCGTGTCCCCCGCCTTCCGGCGCCGGCTTCAGAACGTGGTGCCGCAGGTTTCAGCCGCTGTCCGCCCGGTCCTGATCAAATCGGCCGATGAGCTGGTCGCGCTGATGAAAAGACTCTGCCCGGTCGAGGATGGGGATCTGCGCGACAGTATCGGCTGGGCATGGGGCGATGCTCCGCGTGGCGCCGTCGTGATCGACAAACTGTCCGGTCGCGGGCGCGGCCGGGATCGCATCGTGATCTATGCGGGTAATGCCACAGCTTATTACGCCCGCTGGGTCGAGTTCGGCACCCGCAAATCCAAGGCGCACCCGTTCTTTTTTCCCGCGTATCGCGCGCTGAAACGGCGCATCCGCAGCCGGATTTCCCGCGCGACACGCAAGGCGCTTCGGGAGATCGGCAGTGGATGAGAGATGCAGCGTCCGCGCGATCTTCGTGGGCGAGTTCCATTATTCCAGCCGCCGCCGGAACGCTGGCTGGTCGGCCTATCCATCGCCCGATCCGCAGAAGTTTCCGCGCGAGTTCATCACCGCCGCGATCAATGCCGGTCGGGCGCTACCCATACCGAAACGGCGCGGCGGCGGCGTGACGGGCATCACAGCCGCCGTGCCGGTGGCAAAATCAGGAGACTGACATGGCAAAGCCTATCACCCAACGGTTCGACCAGATGGTGCTGGAGGTATCGGATGACGGCACCACCTGGCGCAAGCTCTGTGGCATGGTCGGCGTCACCATCACGCGCAGCACCAATATGGACACGTCCGAAGTGCCGCAGGATTGCGACGACGAAAGCCTGCCTATGGACATCGCGCGCGAGCCGCGTTCGCAGGAGGTCACGGTGTCCGCAACGGGCGTCTGGGCGCAGCAATCGAATGAAGAGGTGCTGGACTGGTGGTATGGCGCCGAATCGAAACAGGTGCGGATCGGCAACCTGAATGCGGCCCCGGGCGATACCGAATATGAGAAGGGCCCGTGCTTCCTGACCAACGTGACCAACCAGCGCACCAAAGGCCAGCGCGTCACCTCGAATATCGAGCTGGCCTTCGATGGCCTGCCGACGCGGACGGTCAAGGCCTGATGGCGGGCTCGGTTGATCTGGTCTGGCCGGGGGGCGAGAACGCCTTCCGGCTGGGCATCGGCGAGCTTCAGGCCTTGCAGACGACTACGGGCATGGGGCCTGAGCATCTGCTTGGCCTGTTGCAGGTGGGTTCGTGGAAGGTCGAGCAGCTGGAGGCCATTCTGCGCAACGGGCTGATCGGCGGTGGCATGGAAAAGGCTGAGGCCACACGGCTGATCCGCCAGACGTTTTCGCGCGGGTTCGGCGTGGCGCTGTTCAAACCTGCCTGCATCCAGATCATGCAGGCCGCACTCTACGGGCCGGAGGATGACCCCGTGGGGGAGTTGTCGGCGGCACCGGAGACGGTGCCGCCCGACTTGATCACGGACGATGGCGTTTCAGCAGCTTCTACCGACTTGGCGCCGTGATGGGCTTTGCGCCTGCCGAGGTGCAGGCGATGAGCCTCTGGGAGTTTCAGGCGTGTCAGGATGGCTGGTTGCTGCTGCACGGCGGCAAGAAAGCCCCGGGCGGCGACCTGACCGATGATCAGCTGGCGGAAATGGGGATCGAGGGTTTCTGATGAATGACATGACGCCTGATCTGGCCATGAACATCGGTATCAACATGGCGACCCTGGCAAAGCAGTTGGCCAAGCTTGAAAAAGATACTGTCGATATGGTCAGGGGTATCGAAAAGAAGGCCCAGATCCGTATCGGCACGAATTCGGCCGCCAAGTCTGCCGAGATATTTGAGGCCGAACTGGAGCGTATGCGCAACAAGTTCGACCCGCTCTATGCCGCTTCGAAGAGGTATGAAGCCCAGCTTGACGATCTGAATCTCGCGCACCGCATGGGTGTGCTGAATGCCAAACAGTACGAGCAAGCACTGGAGCGGCTGGCGCAACAGTACCTGGTTGCAGACAATGCTGCGGGTCGCGCGGCGCGCGGTCAGTATGATCTCGGTCGCATTTCTGCCCAAGCTGGTTTGCAGGTGCAGGATACATTTGTGCAGTGGGCAGCGGGCACGTCTATAATTCAGGCGCTATCCCAGCAAGCTCCGCAGTTGCTGGGCCTCTTTGGTGCCTGGGGAGCTTGGGCTGGTGCTGCTGTCGCAATCGGTCTGCCTGCTATCGCGATGCTGGCTAAGATGTCAGGCGAGACCAAATCTCTGACCGATCTCACAGAAGAGCTCGAACAGGCAACGGGTGCCCAGGCTGACGCGGCTACTGCGGCCAGATCGTCTATCGAAGATCTTCGGGCGACCTATGGCGATATGGCTGATGAAATTCAAAGAGCACTTGAACTTCAGCTAAAGCTCACTGCGGCTCAGGGAGAAGCGGCCTTGCTGAGCGCAGCCAAGGCTGGGGGAAAGCTGTTTTCTGGTGGGTTTCTGTCTCCTCCAACGGAAATGTTCAGTGGGTCTGATCGGTCGCAGCGTACCTATTTTAATGCTGGTGACGAAGCCGCGGCACAGCAGCAAATGCGGCTGAAACAGTTGATGACCGATACCGGCGCAACGGTCGATCAGGCCGAGCGGCTCCAGCGCGCACTGCGGATGCTGGAAACGTCGAATGGCCCCGAGGCTGCACTCCGCGATGCCGAAAGGCTGCGCGAGATCCTGATCGAGATCGCTGGTGGGATTCCGCAAGCTCTTCAGAAATTCGGCGAGGAGTTCACTTTTCTCGGATCAGTGGTCGCGCAGGCTCAACGTCAGATCGAACTCGGCATGTCGGATACCGAACGCCGGGGCGCTGAACTGGCCGAGGCCTATGACCGCCGCACCCGTGATCTGGCGCGTCTGGCAACGGATCGTGCCGATGCCGAGAAGCAACTCGCGCTGGCGCGTGAGAAGGGGGATGAGACGGCCATCGCCTCGGCCGAGCGGATGATCGGGACCATCGACGACGAGATCGCGCGCACCCGCGATGTAAAGGCGCGGGTCGAGGATGTCGGGGAAGAGATGAAGCGGGTCCGCGATCTTGCGGGCAAGGCGGCGCTGAACCCGGAATTCGAGGCACAATACACGGCGCTTCAGAAAGAGGTCGAGCGCGCCCGTCGCGAGGGCGAAAAACTGGGCGAGGTCGATCTGTCCCGGCTGGAAACCGCCGTACGCAAGCTGATGGAAATGGCCGGGCTGATGGCCGATGGCTTTGCGCGGGTGGGCGAAGGCCTGTCGAGCGGTGTGGCGGATGCCTATCGCCAATATGGTGCCTCGCGCCGGGCTGGCGAATGGATTGCTTCTTCGGATGCGATGTCTGCGGCACGCGGACTGATTTCCGCAAAAGAGGGCTACAGGTCCGAGGCCTATTGGGATGTGAACCATTGGCGCGCGGGCTATGGCTCCGATACCGGCACGCGCGCGGATGGGTCTACATATTCGATCCAGAAGGGCATGGTGATCAGTGCCGATGATGCGCAGCGCGATCTTGACCGGCGTATCCAGTCCTATTTCGACACGCTGATCGGCCAGATCGGCCAGACCACGTTTGAGGCCCTGTCAGCCGCGCAGAAAGCCGCTCTGGCCTCGCTGCTGCACAATTACGGCGAGGGGGAGCTGAAGGCCGGCGGCGATCTGGGCGGCGTATTGTCGGCGCTGCGCGATGGCAACAGTCAGGGTGTGGCCGATGCCATCGCGGCGCGCGCGTCTGACAATGCCGGGATCAACCGCTCGCGGCGGCTGGAAGAGGCACAGGCCTTCGGTGGCGCTTCGGGCGCAATGGAGGCGCAACTTTCTGCCGAACAGAAGGCCCTGCAAGAGCAGGTCAAGGCGCGCGAAGATCTGACACGGGCACATGATCGGTTTTCGGAAAGCCTGCTGAAGGGCATTGCCGATGCGGAGTTTGAACGGTCCATTCTGGGCAAGTCCAAGGAGGATCAGGCCCGGCTGCGCGCAGAATACCTGCTGACCGCACAGGCCAAGCGTGACGGCCTCGATCTGAATGCGCGACTCGCCGGATCTGAGATGACGGTGGCGGAAGCGATTCAGGCCAAGGCCCAGGCGGATGCCGAGGCCGCGCTGGCCGCCGAAAAGCGGCGTGTGTCCGAGGAACTGGCGACCCAGCGGCTTCGGCAGGCCGCGCAGGCGCAAAAGCAGTTCGCGGATCAGCTGGTTGACTCTATCGTGGCCGGGCGCGGTCTGGACAGTGTGCTTGCGAACCTTGCCGCGACGCTGGCGAAATCGGCGGTGCAGAACTTCTTGTTCGGATCGGTCCAGAACGGGGTGTCGAGCGGGGGGGTGCTGTCCGGTCTGTTCAACGGCATTGGAAAGCTATTCAGCTTCGAGGGGGGCGGCGAAACACCGTCCGGTGCGCGGTCTGGCGGTCTGGACGGGCGCGGTGGTTTCCTTGCCATGCTGCACCCGGATGAAACGGTGATTGATCATGTTGCCGGGCGGTCCCGAGTGCCATCTGCCGTGGCCTCGCCTGCGTCGCCTGCGATTTCTGGCGGTGCCGGGCGGCAGGCGGTTTCATTGCAGGTCATCCCGAGCCCTTATTTTGACGTAAGGGTCGGGGCGATCTCCAACGGTGTATCAGTCCAGCACCAGCGCGAGGCGCAGCGGGCCATGCCTTACACCATGCGAGAAATGCAGGCGCGGGGCACGGTCTGATGTTGCGCAATATCATCGACGTGCCGTCGCTGTTCATGCCCTGGGTGCAGGTGGATTGGCGGCCAGACTGGCGCGGGCAATCGACGATGCAGGCCAATGATGGATCGGAGCAGGTGGTTTACAATCGCCTGCCACGGTTCGTCGGGGCCCCGCAAATTGCCTTGCCGCGTGAAATGGCCGGTCATTGGCGGGCGCTGATCTTGCAGGGGCAAGGACGGGTCAACGCCTACCGACTGCGCATGATTGACCCGATGACCTGTCGCCGGCGTCGGGCGGACTGGCGCGAGGATTGGCGGGCCTATCTGGCCGGGCTTTATGTCGAGGTCAGTCCGCAGGTTGAATGCCCGGCCGGTGCCGCTGCGGGCGCGACCTCGATCATCGTGGATGAGACCACTGCACCTCGTCCGATCTCTGTCGGGACGTACCTCAGCTATGATGACTGGCCATTTGCAGTGGTATCCCGATCCGGTTCCGGCGCGTCCGTCACATTGGGTGTCACGATGTTGCGCAAGGCGATTCCGGCGGAGGCGCAGATTGATCTGGTGGCGCGGGGGCTCTTTGTCTCGACCTCGGACGCCAATGGCCTGCCGAGTTTCGAGCGCGGCCGCCCGGTTGTCGGGATGGATCTCGAATTCGTGGAATGGATCACCCGATGAGCTTCTTTCCCGTCGGTTTCAACCCGCGCGACCCGTCGGTCGGGCTTCTCGATCTGGTGTCGATCGACACGGTGGACGGGGTGTTCCGGTTCATCTTGGGTGGCGACGGTCGGTTTGTGGATGTGGACGGCCATGCATGGATCGGCTGCCAGTTGCTTGAGGCGCCTGACCTGCAAGTGTCGCTGAACGGCACGGCCCCGGCGGGGTCGATCTCGCTGACCTATATCCCTGACCCGTCCGACGGCGACCTGGTGGTCGAACTGCGGGCGCTGGGGACGGAATACATCCTTGACCGCGAGATTGTGTTCTGGGTGCAGCCCATCGGGGCGATGGCCGAGTTTCACGCGCCCGTGCATGCGCCGATCCGCTGGTTGACCCGCCGTGGTGCCAGCGTGGCGTTCGACCTTTCGGGGCCGATGGAAAGGCGGATCACGCTCAATTTCGAAAGCATCGGCGCGGGCCGCAACACCACGTCGCGGCTGACCAACACCACCAGTGATCATGCGGCGCTGATCGGCGAGGCCAATTCCTCGCTGCGCTTCGCCCCGACTGACACGTTCCAAGAGCAAAAGCTGTTCGGATGACCCCTCTCTATGTCGAGTTGAACCGCTGGCGGAGGCTGACCTACCGCTGGGGCGAGGCGGATTGTGTCACGCTCTGCGCCGATTGGTGTGTGCGCTGCGGCTGGCCCGATCCTGCCGCCGATCTGCGGCTGACCTATGAAAGCATGTCCGAATGCCAGCGCGTCACGCGGTTTTTCTCGGACCCGCTGGCCGTGGTGGCACCGCGCATGGCGGCGGCGGGGCTGGCCCTGACCGCGCAGCCGGTGGCGGGAGATGTCGGCATCGTGCTTCAGATCGCGCCCGGGGTGACGCGGCCCCATGCGGCCCTGTGCCTGGGCGAGGCATGGGCGGTGAAAGAGACATCGGGCGCAGTGACGGCATTTCGCCCGCAGAAGATCCTTGGTGCTTGGGGGGTAGGCTATGCGCATCCGTAATCTGGCGCTCGCCGCGCTTCTGTCCACCACCTGTCTGGCGGGGCAGGCGAAGGCCGATCCGGTCACCGCCTTCATCGGCGGGTTTCTGAACGCAGCAGGCTTTGGCACCTATCTGGCGACAGGCGCCGTGGGGGCGTGGAGCGCGGGTTTCACCGCCGGTTCATGGCTCGCGGGCGGCTCACTTCTCTCGCGGGTGGTGCTGTCCGTTGGCCTGTCGGCGCTGTCTCAGGCGCTGATGCCTGCGCCCTCGGTCCCGTCACCTTCCGACCGGCAGGTCAACTGGGCGCAGCCTGTCAGCTATCAGGAGCGGGTTTATGGCCGGGTCCGCAAGGGCGGGCCGTTTTGTTTCTCGGCTGCCAGCCGGGCCGATGTCACCAACCCGGACGGGACCGATGATCGGTTCAAGCGGCATTATGGCATCCTAATCGCTGCGCACAGCACGCGCGGGCCGGTGCAGCACTTTCTGGACAAGCGCCCGGTGGAGTTGTCGGGCGATTTCGTCAGCACGGAGCCGATCTGGTATGACGGCAAGGGGCGGTGGGCGTGGCATGGCTCCATTCGCACCTATACCGGCCAGCCGGGGCAGGCGGTCGATCCAATCTGGGATGCAGTGTTCCCCGAGGTCACCGCTGCCGATGATTTCAAGGGGCTGAGCTACGCCGCGCTTTACGCTGCCCGGCCGCCGCTCAACATTTTCCAGAAAATCTACCCAACGAACCGGGAATGGGTCTATGCGCCGGTCTGGGATGGCTGCGATACGGTCTATGACCCGCGCACCGAAACCGTGGACTGGACCGACAATGCGGCGCTGATCATCGCCGATGCGGCGCAGCACTATGGTTTTGCCGTCGATTGGGATGAGGTCGCGGCAGAGGCGGATATCAGCGACCAGCTGGTGACCAACCGCGACGGGGGCACACAGCGGCGCTGGACGATCAATACCGTGATCGACAGCAGCATGACCTGGGAACAGGTCCGGGCCGAGATGATGAAGGCCTGTGACGCCTTTTTCTACGAACGGCGCGACGGGAAATTGGGCTTCAAGGTCGGCTACTACAGCGCCCCGACCGTCACGCTGACCGATGCGGATTTCCTGTCCATCTCGATCCGCGACCGGGCGTGGGGATCGGATGTGATCGGACAGGTTGCGGTCAAATATGTCGAACCGGCGCTGGACTATCAGGAGGAACTGACCGGCGCAGTGGTGGCCGATCCGCAGGGCGACCGGCACGAAGAGCCATGCGGGGCGATCAACAGCCACAATCAGGGCTGGCGCGTGGGTTATCGCTGGCTGGCGACGGCGCGGCCGCCCTATTCGGTCAGCGGCACCATCGGCCCCATCGGATATGAGTGCATGGAACAGCGGTTCCTGCGCATCACCCATGCCGAGGCCGGGTTTGATGAGGTGGTCGAGGTGTCGCGCCTGACCCGCAACGGTGGCAGCCACACGTTTTCGCTGGATGTGGTTTCGGTCGATGCGGGCGATTTCGACCCTGACGCGCTGACGCTGGAGCCTGCCCGCCCGCTGCGCGCGGTGGTGGCCGAGGATGGCGATGTCGTGGCCCCGGCCAGCCTGACCGGCGAGGCGGTCGAGGGCACGGGCGGCGTGGCGCTGATCGAATGGGCATGGCCGGTGCAGCCCGAGGATCTGCGCCAGCAGCTGCAAATCCGCTCGGTGGATGCTGGCGTGTCGGATTGGCAGATCGTGGATGCGGGCGAGGGGCAATCCTCGCTGGTCTCGACCGGGCTGGTCGATGGCGCGACCTATGAGGCGCAGGTGCGCAATAGGACGCCGGGCGGGCGGGTCTCGCCTTGGTATCCTGCCGTGCCGCTGGCCGTGGTCGCGGTGGCCAACAGCGCGGCGCCGGCGGCGCTGGCGGCCTTCGGCGCGGCGGTATCCGGGTCGGACGCGGTGCTGACCTTCACCGCGCCAAATGACCCGCAATATGCCGCGACGCGGATCTGGCGGGCGGACGGGTCCACCAGTTTCGGGGATGCTGTGGCGATCCGCACAGAGTTCGGCGCCCCGAATGCAGCGGACGCCTATACTGACGTGGGGCCGGGCGTCGGGTCGCACAGCTACTGGGCCGAGCCGATCAATGGCTCTGGCATCGCGGGGCCGCGCAGCGGGCCGCAGACCATCACCATCATCTGAGAGGATCACATGGCAACCACTGTCGCCGGTCCCGTCCGCCTGCCGGACGGGTCGCAGCCCGCGCATGGCCGGGTGCTGTTCGCCCCGCGCGCGCCAATTGTCGGCTCGCCCGTGGTCACCACCAGCCCGGTCGCGGCCACGATCACGGCGGGCGCGATCAGCATCGCTCTGGAGGGTGCGGCAGATGGCAGCCGCTATGCCGTGGCGGTCGAGCATTGGAGCGCGGTCGAGGGCCGCCTGCTGATCACCGATCTGCCCGACATCGTGGTGACGGACAGCGGCACGGTCACGATTGCGGATGTGGTGGCGCTGGATGTGCCGGACGGGCCGCAGGAACACCGGATCAAACGGGGCGATTCCTTGGCCCTCGGATGCGTCTATGCCGACCGGCTGGGGCGCGCGCGGCCGTTGACGGGCATCACTGCTACCTCGTCCCTGCGCGGCCCGGACGGCGTGACGCGGGCGCTGGTGGTGACCGTGCTCGATGCTGGGGCCGGAATATTCGAGGCGTCGATGGCGCCCAGCCAGACGGCAACGCTGCCCCTGGGCCCCCATGCCTGGGACATCAAATTCGCGGTGGGCGGGCGGGTGGATCGCACCGTCACAGATATCGTCCATATTGATCAGGAGGTCACGCCGTGACGGATCGTGTTGTCGTATTCAGGGGAGGAGCGTTGCCGACCACTGGTGTGTCGCCGGGGGATTTCGCAGCGGAGGTGGCTGCGCGTGTCGATGAAGATGCGAGCCTGCTCAATCTGGCATCGGCGGGTGATCAGGTAAGGCTGAGCTATGTCTCCGGTGACGGTCAGGACGCGGTCTATGAGGTCGTCGCGGCGCAGGCTGCGCTGACGCTGGGCGCTGGACAGCTACTGCAATTTGCGTGGCCGGGCGGCAATACCGGGGCAGGGCCGACGCTCACCATTGGGGCGGCGGAATATACCATGCTTGCGGCGGATGGTGGTGATCTTGCGGCTGCGGATCTGCGGGCGGGATCGTATGTCGGGCGCATCCATTCCGGCACCGTAATCCGCGTGCTCAACCTCACCCGCGTCGCGGATGTTCCGGGGCTGGGCGCCAAGATCGGCGCCCTCGATGCCTTCGATCTTGCAAACCAGCAGGACGTGGCCGAGGCTCTTAATGACGCGCTTGACGCGCAGTCAGCGGCGGCAGTTGCCGATGCAAAGGCGGTGACGGCGCTAACTGCCGCTTCTGTAGCCGACAGCAAGGCTGTGGCGGCGCAGGCTGCGGCCTCCGTGGCGGATGGTAAGGCAATGGCCGCGCAAACTGCGGCCAACACCATTCAGGGGGCCGTCGTGCAGCACGGTGCCGCTGTGGATCTGGCTGCCGCCCGGATCACCGGCGCCTATATCCACTATGCGACAGGGGTGCAGACCTCGGTCGGCAACTACGATTGCGCCGTGATCACCGTGACACCCGGCGAGTATCTCAAGATCTCCGGGTATTTCATCGGCTCTGTGACCGCCTTGGCCGTTTGGCGATCTGCGGGCGGGGCCTATATCGGCCACCTCAATCGCAACCTCGACGGCACACCGTCCGAATATGCCGATTACACGCTGCTGGTGCCTGCCGGGGTGGGCCAATTGTGCTTGAGCTGGCCGAATACGCTCGGGGTCACACCGCGCCTGTGGCGCGCTGTGCTGGCGGATGACCTGGGCGTATCTGTCGGGCGGCAAAGCACCGCTCTGGTGGGTCTGGCAGACGCGCTGTCGCGGCCGGTGCCCGTGGCCCTGGCCCCGACTGTCGGGGCCTATATCGGCTATTCCAGCGGCGCAATCACTGCCGTCGCCAACTATGCCTGGGCAGCGGTCCCGGTGACGCCGGGCGAAACCATCACCGTTTCGGGGCATTTTTCGGGCACCGTGACCGCGCTGGTTGTCTGGAAGTCGCCGCAGCATCGGTATCTGTCTTATGCCGACCGGCAGGTCGCAGGGGTCACCGAATACACCGATCATCCGCTGACGGTGCCAGCTGGCGCGGGCTGGGCCTATTTCTGCTGGCCAACCTCGCAAGCGGAGCCGGTGATCCGGCAGCGCACCGTTGTGGCAGTGGCGGAAGATCTGCGGGCGGTCGCGGACAGCCTGACCGCCCCGCTGGAGATGGATGAGTATGACCTGACGCTCGGGCGCTACATCCATTATGCGACCGGCAATGAGGTCGAACTGATCAATTATGACCTGCGCCGCTATGACGTGAGCGGCAAGAACGTGGTCTATATCAGCGGGCAGTTTTCCGGCGCTGTGACTGCGCTTGCCGTGTTCAAGGATGGCGCGGGCACCTATCTGGGCTATGACACGCAGCAGGCGACAGGCGTCATTGCCACCCATGTGATGACCCCGGTCGCGGTGCCCGATGGCGCGGCCTGGCTCTATGTGACCTGGCCGCACAGCGCGGATGCTCCAACAGTCTATTGCGATGCGATTACGCCCGATGTGGCCCGCGACCTGCGCGTGATGCAGCTGGCCGTTGCGCAGATCCAGCGCCAGACCGACTACTGGGCGGGCCGAACGGCCGTCTGGTTCGGGACATCGATCCCGGCGGGCGGAGGGGCTGGCGGGCGCTATCCGTCGATGGTGGCCGAGGCGCTGGGGATGACCATCTACAATGAGGCGTCGGGTGGCTCTGGCGTCCGGGCGGGCTACCGCAGCCTGATCACCGGGTCTGATCCGATGGGGATCACGGGCGCAACTTATCGCAGCATTGCCCGCTCGCTGAGCCAGACTCTCGCGGAAAAGCAGTGGCTGTTTGACAACTGGGCGACCGTCAAGACGCAGCTCGCGCCTGCGGTGGACAATCCCGACACGGTGGACAGCAGCCATCTGGCCGAGTGGCAGGACCACTCCTACGAGCGGCGCCTGGTGGAACGTCATCTGGGCGCAAATCGGCGGGATCTCTACGTTTTTGATCATGGCCACAATGACCGGCTGCCGGTGGATGACATCGCCACGGCCGGGGCAGGCAGCCGGGATCGGTTCACGTTTCTGGGTGGTATAAACTACCTGATCGACCTGATCCTGGACGATAACCCCAAGGCAAAGATCATGTTTGTGGGGCATTACGAAAACGCGCGCAAAGCGTCGATTTCGGAGGCGCAGATCGCGGCGGCGGAATACCGGGATCGTCCCCTCATCCGGCTTTGGGAGGCTCTGGGCTGGACGCAGCAAACCGTCCAGACCACTGGCGAGTGGGTCAGCGGCGTATGGGACCCCGACTACCACGCGCTGCCGGTGGCGCGCACCATGACCCAGATCTGGCTGTCCGATGATCTGCATCCGCATACCGACCTGTCCGGCGATGCCAACATGCGGATCGCTGACATCATCGCTACCCGCATGATGTGGGTCAGATAGCCTCTGTTCCTGTCATCATCTGACCTGACCCACCCCGCCTCGCGCGGGCTTTTTCATGCGCAGGAGGCGCCGTGCAAGATCCATCCCCGTTTCGTAGCCTTGATTTCTGGATCGCGGTCATCGTCGCGCTCATCGTCAAGATCAGGACGACCAGACAGCTCAGTCCGGCCAAGGTCATGGTGACGATGATTGTCGGCGTCGGCGCGGCCGGGGTCAGTGCTGACTATGCTGCGCAGGTGTTCGGCGTGCCGCTGCCCATCGCCGCCGCCATTGTGACCCTGACGGCAGAGGGAGCGATGCGCTGGTTGCTGATCGGGGTCAACGACCCCAGGCAGATCATCGAGCTTTGGCGCCTCTGGCGCAAACCCTGAGGATGCGCAGGTCATCTGTGGCCGGTTCATTCCAGATTTTCGCCGCCAGATCG